TGCATAAGGTCCAGCAATAGTTCCCAATGTCTTATCAACAGTAGTACCTAGGAAATTTGGATTGTAGTAACCCATCTCGTCATCTACAACTAATTCTGCATAGTTTTTATAAACAACATTATAAGCTTTTGCCTTATATGTAGTAGTTAATTCAGCAATGCTAGCGTTAATATCTTCAACACTGTATGTGTTAACATCAAATGAACCAGCCAAACCTAAAACAACTACTTTTTCAGATGAATTAGGAGTTGCGGCAAACTCATCATTGAATACTAGATTGCCAAATAGATTCTCCTCTTCAAATTTATAACGAACACCTGTTTTCTTAATCAAATTCTGATTCTTAGAAAATAGTATTAAAACTTGCTCTTCATAAGAATACTCATGAGAGCCGGCGTCACCTTCAACTTCTGTGTGGTTCTCATATTCAGTTCCAGTTAGAATATCCGCATTTGTAAAAACATACGCTTCCATTCCTTCTTCTATTCCTATACCATTTTCATCCATTGGGTAAACGGTCTGTAAACTTACTGAATTTTTAAGAATAGAACTAACAGCAATTTCTCTCTGAGCTTCATACATTTCATTTTTTCTTTCGATTTTGTAGAAAGTTACATCAGCAACTTCTTTAATACCATATTTTTCAAAAAGATTCATTCATATTACCTCCTTATTTTTCTTTGGGTGAACCCCAATATTTGGTTTTCATCTTTTTTGCATCTGCTCCTGCACAGAGCATTTGAATGTCTTGATCCCATTTTTCTCTACTTTGATGCATTTTAATTAGAGAATGGAAAGAATATAAAGTCCTTTCACTTGGGTGAATACCAAAAACATCAGCTATTGCTAACATATCAACAAGAGGTAGAGATTCTCCATTTTTTTCTTGTTGTTTCTGTTTTATTGCATCTCTAGCTTCTCTTTTCAATCTGAATTTTCTTGCAATTGCAGATTCATTTTCTGGTGGAGGTTCTTTTACTTTTTTACAATTTTGTATTCTTAGTATGCTTTGAAAATCACTAAAATTTTCTTCCGTAATCATTCTCCTTTCATCTGGAGGACCAACTAGAACACTATTGATTTTTGGCAGTAATAGAACTTCTTCTGTTATAAATGTAGAAAAAGCAGATTGTAACTCTAATAAAAACATATTATTTTTTTCAGCACTTTGGAGTAGATAAGAAAGAGGTTTTATTTCTTCTATTTTTGGTTCTTTTTTTGTTTTTTCTTTAATGATTTTGGCAATAGAGGTTTCGTTTAATAAAAGCAATTCCACTCTAGAATTATAAAGTAAAGTTCCCATGGAAACAATTTCTTTTAATAACAGAGGTTTAATTAAACAAACATTTTTTAAAGCACTGGGTGCTCCAATGTAAGCTTGCTCTTTAATCTCATCAATTTCTTTAGGCGAAAGCATATATATTAAACCTCATAGTATAGCAACCCATTTCTTCTGTAAGTGTAGCTAGGTTAAAACTATCGTATTTTATCTCCCCTAAACCATTAATCCTTCTATCTTGTAAGGACTGTCTAATTTCACTCATTATTGCAAAAGGTCTTAATGTATCTCCAGTAATCACCCATTCTTTAAATGGAACGTAGACAGTGATAATGAAAGATAAGGTTTCTGTTGATAAATTAGCACCAATTTCGCCGCCAGAGTATAGTATAACGATTTTACTTTGAGTAGTTTGTTCATCAGCGGTAACTAAGGGAATTACTTTAATGTTTTTATGCAATAAACTTAGTGTGTTAATGTCTCCATGAGTTTCTTCATTTAATGGGTCTAAATCGGTGTTGACTAATAGTCTACAAAGATTTTTATTGTCAATAAGTTTCTTAGCAATTTTAATTAAATTAGGACCAAGTTCTTGTCCATACTTAACTTGTGACTTTGTTTCCATTTTATCAACTCCTATTTGTTATTAAGGAAAAAATTAGTATCTTTTCCAACTGGAATTTCTTCAGAAGAACGAGGCTCTGCTTCACTCAACAATCTTTCAGCAATAGATACATAAGCAACTCCATCTATGGATGTATCATCTTTTCCTGTAATTTCCCAGCCTTTTCCCTTATGTTCAAAATACCTGTCTTTTTCCAAAAAATCAAAATCTTGAGTGATAAATTTTATNTCTCTATTTGGTTCTCGATAGCCTTTATTTGCCATAGTAAAAGAGAAAAAATCTTTTGCAAGAGAGGCTGAGGCATTGACAAATTTCACTGGAATTGAATGAAGAGTATCACCATATTCATTAGTTAAATTAATAATACTATCTAAACAAATTAACTTAAAATTAGAGTATCCTTTAGCAATATTTTCCTCGGCAAATAAGGTCAACCATATCTTGTCATATTCAATATCTTTTATCTTTTGGAATATTGATAAAATATCCCCAGTTTTTATGTTACTGCCGCAAGAGTGAGTTACTAAAAGATTAGATAAAAGTTGGTTTTCATTCCATTTATTTGGTTGTAAAGATGAGGTGATTTTTATTGTTTCTTCATTTTTTTGGTATATTAAAGCTTGATACATTGACTGTTTAAGAAATAATTTTTCAAATTCTTTTTCTTTTCTAGTCAAAATTCTTTCTTGAGAAGTATTTCCATTCTTATTCAATCTTTTTAAATAAACATCTTCAAAATAGCTCATTATAAATCAATCCTCTCAAATAAACTCATACAATCGAAAATGGTTTTTCTAAAATACTTAAAAGACAACATTCTACAAGATGCTAATTTATGTGAAAGTGAGTAATAATTAATTGTTTTAGCTTCTTCATTGAACCCAAGAAGTTCAATTAAAATGGCATCAAGAAACTTTTCCCATTCTCCATTTTTCTCTCTTTCTCTTAGCAGTCCATATAATTTTTTCTTCATTTTTTCTTTATATTCTGTTTTAGAGTGATCTTCTTCCATTTTTATTACCTCCCGATAATCTTCCAAATCGGAAGGGTTTCTTATTAATCGAACGATAATAAATTGCCTCAGCTTTTTGAGCTTCGTCCTTAACTTCAGCTCTTAAAGAAATAAAAGTTTTTAATAAATTTGCTTGAGAAAAGTCACTTTCTTCATATTGAGTTTTAACATTTTCCCAAGAATCAATTGTTCGTTTAAGCCACTCTTGTTTCATAAAAAGTGCTAAGACTTCAACTTCATCTCTACCTAATCTTTCATCTTTAAATGTTTGAGTTTCCTCATCTATTTCAAGAGAGCATCTAGGAAAACGAAAGTAAATTAATGCAGAATCTAAAATTGAACGCCAATCTTTAATATACCATTCCAGATCTTCTTTACAATGACAATCTGCCCAATCATCTTCATTAACTTTTGACAGAAAAGAATCATATACATCCATTAATGTAATCATTATTACATCACCTACTTAGTTTCTTTCTGATCTTCTTTCTCTAATTCTTTCTTTAAAGAAATTGACTTCAGAATATCAATGTTTGTAATCTCTTTTAAGTATTCACTTTTTGATACATCTGCAATTTCATTTTCAATCGCATAGTTAACAATGTTTCTTATTTGTGTTAAATTCAAAGTTTTAACTTCTTCTTTAAACTCTTCAAAAGTTCTAATCAATAACAATGTTTTTATTTGTCCATCATTTAAAATGATAATATTTTCTGGTTCTTTTGCTCCTTCTGGTTCTAGACCTAAGTCAATCTTGTCTTGCATATCATTAATATATAAAATGCCCTTAGTCAACATTCTACGAAAACCATCTGTCCAAAGCAGTTGTTCAACTGTTTCAAATGGGATAGATTGGATCTGCCCTTTCCTTTTCCATTCTCTATGAATATTGTAGTCCGGATTTTTTACACCCACTGTCTTATTAACCATATTCTGCAATTTTACCATTCTTTGTGCCATAATTATTTCCTCCTTTTAACTCAAAAATGGCGAGTGAGATTAGCTCACTCACCACTCTCATTTTTTATATTAAGTGTCTATTATGCTGGATATTTTGTAGGAAAATCATCAGTATCAGTAAGGTCTTCATTCTCATAAATACACCAGTTATGGTTAGAAAGAATTGCTACACCAACCTTTTGATATGCTTCAATTTCGAAGCTCCTATCTCTATTTTTGAATTCATCTACTCTTGTAGGTCCTTCAAATACTATCTTTACAACCTTCTCGCCGCCAGATGGGAAAATATAAGCAAGACCAGGATTAATGGTTGTTACCTCATTAGTTTCATCTGTATAGCTTTGTGGCATAAGAACAATTGGATTACCTCTGAAAGAAGTGATGTAACCTGTATTTGCAATGTCGTTAATGTCCTTTGGTGAATAAACTGGAGTCGCACCTGCATATCCACTAGCCTGAGTTCCAGCAAAAATTGGTTGAGCAATAGCGTCTGCACCCATTGCATCTACAAATTCTGGTGATGCAAATATTGTTGCTCCTCCACCATTGCTATAGCTACGAGCAACTGAACAAAGTCTCTTCATAGCATCTGCATCGAATCCTGCACCAACATATACATTCTTAGCAGGTCTATCTTCTGCATTTGTTGCCGCAATCAAAGCTCTTTGGATCTGACCCATAATAGCTTCTTGAATGCCCTCAAGTAAAATAGCTGTTGATTCAGAAATATCTTCATCTCCACAAATATATCTCTCAAAATCAATATAAGCCGCACCACCAATAGCTGTTCCGCTTACTTCAAAAGTGTCCTTATCAAGTCTGAAAGACTCATAAACACCAGAAAGACCAACTTGAGTAATGAATTGTTTTGCACGCTGACGACCTCTCCTTCTTACGAACTGTGCCCTCTTTCCATCATCGACTGTTTTAATTTCTGCAAAATTTCCCATAACGTCCTCTACATACTGTGGAAGAATTTCTGTATAAGCTTCCTGAAGGATTTCAAAAAGATCAAGTTTATTTCTACGATAAGAATTGTAATCATTTGCAATCTTAGAGATTTCTGCTTTTAAGCTTTCTCTTACATCTGAAACAGAAAATTTTGTTGGGTCTGGAGTTGTTCTTTTAAAAGAGTGAACTATTAAATCTTTAATTCCCTTAACATCTATTACCATTATATTCTAACCTCCTTTTTATTTAGACTGATGGTCTATTATTGAATTGGAACATAAATGACTTTGTTCCATCTGCATTTGTATATGCCTTAACTACTTGAGCTGAAATAGTTCCAATAGCATCTTCAGGATCTGCTCCAATTACCAACTTACCAAGTGATCCATCTACTAGATATGCAAAAACGTCTGTGCCGGCATCTAAAGCCGCCTTAACATCAAAATACATAA